GATCATTATATTGTACCTCGTAAGCGTTTAGTTGATACTCGTTTTTACATAGTTGTTGATACATTTACCGCATAGTCTATCTCTCATGGCTATGCGGTATTTTTATTCCAACAAGTTTGATAGAAGTCACACATTTTGCAAAGATAAAAATCATCATTCTGTGCAATTCTTGGTAAAATCTCATTAGCTTTCGTTGCCTCTAAGATGTTTACTGCTTTATCACTTGTGGTTTGTGCTAGGTTTTGATTGAAGTCAATAAGCTCAATATATATTTCACTATTGTTCTTATTCATAACCGTGAACATACATGGGTTTTCAGTTAAATCCATGTAGGCTTGATACAAAGCTACTTGTGCTGCATAAACTGGATTTGTATTAGCTACCCCATTTTTGACAAACTCATTGAACTTTTTATCATTAGCTGACTTACATTCCCATAACATTGGGTATTTCATATTTAAGGGGCCACCTACTATAACACCATCAATGTGACCTCTTATCTCTCCTCCGCCAGTTTCAAAACCAAATTGTTCGTTATTTTTCTCTGTCTTTAACAAGAACCCACAATCTCTTATATACATTGCCATTAGGTCTTCTATCACATGACCCATTGCAAATATGCGTAAAGTCTTTGCGTTAAACTTTTTGTCAACGTCTGGTTTTATGCCCATATATCTATATTGTATTTTTCTACTACATTCATCTCCCAAAGAAGATGCTCCAAGATATTTTCTTTTAGGAATTTTATCTTGCTTTTCTAAAATACCACGATCAATTTCACGCAGTATGTCATCAGTAGGTTTTATAGTCGAAGTAGATATCTGTGAGATTTTGTTCCAGATAGACATCAGAAAGCCCCTCTTTGTCTGTGTGTAGCATAATTGCTAAAATTTCTTCTTCCTTTAAATCAGATAATTTTTTATCCCATCCTATTTTTGATATCACAGTAGCGATTTTTTGCATTGCATTCAATTTATTATCCTCTCTTGTTTGCCCTTAATTTCTATAGCTATTTCATATATTATACTTGAAGCCTCAAAATGTATTTCACTATATACTTGCGTAACTTTATCATTGTGTAATATTTCTTCTTCCAAGTAATTCATAAATTTTGTTTCAACTTCAATCTTATCACCAGGATTAGAAATCTGCATGATAGATTGATATCTTTCAACGTCCTCTTCCTCATCATTCATCAGTGCCATAAATATTTCAGCCCTCATTTTCTGTTTCCTTTATTGCTTTAAATATTTCAGCTACCACTTGCGGCACTATACTATTCCCTAAAGATTTTAATCTATCTGTTCTGTCTTTTACGCCTATTTCTACTCTAGGTATATCTTCGGGTTCTACTTCCCATCCTTCAAAACTGTCCAGTTGCGAGGGTATCCCATCATCCACTCTACGAATCCAGGATTTAAGCTTCCTTTTTTCCACTCCTCTTCCGTATTCCCTCTTATGTCTGGATGATTCCCTAACATTTTTTGCATTTTCCCTTGAGGTCTTCCGCAAGCATCCTCGTTTGCTGTCGGTGTTGGAAACATCTTTTTGTGCTGATACTCCACTACTGCGTCCAACCTCGCTCCGTATTTCGTTCCTGTCGTGTTGCTCTGCCGAAACAGTTTTCCGTTCTCCTCTTTGATTGTTCCGCTTCCCCCTTTCCAATCCCTCGCACTCGGAGTTGGTAACATCTGAACTGAATCCGCTAAATTCAAGCTGTGACTGCTCTTGCCATCCTTGCTTAATCTGCGTCCTGTTTCCGTTAACTTCGCCTCTGGGTGTTCTATCTCCTGTGTTGTTGGTGTTGGCAATAGACCTGGATTGTCTCTCACCGCTTGATTCAGGGTGTATTGTGCGTGATGCCCACTCGGTCTGTTCTTTGTCCAATTCGGTTGCGTTCCCCTCGCCCCCATGTTTGCATCTGGTGTCGGCCATAGTGACATTGCTTTTTCGCTTACTTGTTCCCTCAAATTGCTCGGTCTGCTTCTGCCCTTGCGATGCCCCTCTGCCATTTTCTTCATGCTCTCTTCTGATCTTTGTGGAAGATAATCCATTGTGTTCGGAGTAGCCAATAATCCAGATTCTATCTCTTCGATGGGGTGCGTTTTTACTTGCAGCTGGAAGTACAATCGGTTGTACGGAGTAACCTTCGTTCTCCAGATCAGCTTGCACTTGCTCGAATAAAAGACCCCCTGCGATGTTAACAAGACCTGTAACATTTTCTCCAATGACCCACTTCGGTTTGCAACCTTGTATAATTCTAAACATTTCTGGCCAGAGCCAACGATCATCTGCATCTCCTCTTTGGACACCTGCAACGGATACGGGCTGGCATGGGAATCCTCCGCAAACGATGTCCACAATCCCTCTAAGCTCATCTGCATATTCAGCTAACTCCTTTACGTCATCTATTATAGGCACTTCAGGCCAATGTTTATTTAATATTTTCTGACAAAATTGATCTTGTTCACAAAATGCTACCGTTCTAAACCCACCTACTAGTTTCTCAGCCGCATAACTAAAACCACCTATGCCTGAAAATAGGTCTAACATTGTCAAGTCATTGTTCATTTACCAAGCTTTCTACAATGTTATTTATTTGAATACGATTCCAACAATAATTCAAGGTACAAGCAGCTCTATACTTAGTCCAGCTAAAGTCAAAAGCATTTACTTGAATATTTTGTTTTGAAAGCATATCACGTTGTTTGTCTGACATTCTATCGTCTAACCAACGCCTTGTTTTTTTAGCACTTGCGCTATCTTCAGATTCTCTCATGAAATCATCTGCGGCAGAAATTGCTTGAACTTTTGTGCCTATGCTAATTGTTCTGCATCGCCCATGCTTTTTTCTAACAATGGCAACATGATTGTCTTCTATTTCTATTACCATAGCAAAGCCATTAAACCCTGTAGCAGCAACACATTTATTCGTGCCAAAAATATCAATCCATCTAAATGGGCTACGATCCATTAACTCAACTTCTGTCATACTAAAATCACTTATGGATTCATTGTCGCCATCTTTTTGAAATACATGACTGCAAAAAGGACACTCACGCACAGATAAAGGAACAAAGCTATCACACTCTGGACATTGCTTTTCTGGTGCAACTCCGCTTTGTAGTGTGCCATCAGCCCCATCAAGATTAACTGATTCGTCTAACGAACCATGTGTTAAAATGCTTGTACCAAAATCCAAAACCACACAATCTGTTTTGATAACATTTGGATATTCTTCTGGGTTTACCGTGCGTAAACCACGACCAATCATCTGAACCATCGTGCTTTTGTATGAACATGGTCTAGTCAGAACCACACAAGATACTGGCGGTGCATCAAATCCTTCTGTTAAAACTGCTACGTTAACAACAACTTGTACTGAACCATCGCTTAAACTTTTCAGTATTCTTTCACGATCAATTCTACTTGTTTCACCAGTTACAATATCGGAATTTACACCAGCTAATTTAAATTCATCACATAAATCCACTGCATGATTTATAGTGCTACAAAAAACTATAGTCTTTCGATCATGAGCATAAGACTGCCATTCTTCTACGACCTTCTTATTGATGGCTCTTTTGTTCATAATCTTTTCAACAGCATCCATATCGAAGTCTGTTATTGTTTTACGAACCTCGTTTAAGTCTCTTTGAACTCCCACATCAATAACATATGTCTTGGGTGGAACTAAGAACCCTTCATTAATTAACGTGCTAATTTCTATCTGAGTTGAGCAATTATTGAATATATCCTTCAAACCCTTGGAATCACCACGATTCGGTGTGGCTGTAAAGCCAACGATTTTTATGTTCTCATTAGCTGTTTTTGCAGCGTTTATAATTCTTTGATATGTGTCAGCGACTGTGTGATGAGCTTCATCGACTACAATCATATCCAGTGATGGCATTTCTTCTAGATTGTTACTTCTAGACAAAGTTTGCACCATCGCAAAAACAGAATCACCATCCCAATTTTTATCTGTAGCGTTGACAACGCTTGTGTTTATATCAGGATTTACTTTCTTAAACTTTGATATATTTTGATTAACTAATTCATCTCTATGCTGAAGAACTAATACATTTTTATCTTTCTTCTGACGCTTACCAACAAGTGCTGATAGCATAATCGTCTTACCAGCACCTGTAGGTGCTACAACAAGTGTGTTATTATACTTGTCTAATGCGTCAGAGGCAGCATTTACTGCTACCTCCTGGTATTGACGCAATAGCATTTTTAGTCGCCAGGAAAGAAATAAAGATATTCTTTTTTATCTTTGTCATAGTGCTTCAGTATTTCAATGCCAGACTTTCTAATTTGAGACATCTCATGATGAACAGTTAATTTAGTTTTACCTGTTACTTTCATGATCTCTTTAATAGATTTCATCGTGCCATTCTTGTTAAGAAAATCATATGTTTCTTGACAATAATCTGGATACTGAAAAGGTTTTGCCACAGGAATTTCTTTTAATTCAAAAGGCTTGCCTCTAAGATATCTTACTTCTTTTGGCTCTTGGTTATTAGCAAAAAGATTTTTGATTTTATCAATAAAAGAAATTACTTCGCCCATTCTGGAACACTCCCTGCAGTAGCCGTTGTATTTGTCTGAACAACAGGGGTTGCAACAGGATTTGCTGGTGCAACTGTTTGTTGGTTTCCAACAATATAGCCTTCCATATCAGGAGTAATAACTGCTCCCAAACGATTTTTGGCTGGGTAATTATCATCAGCCTTTTGAATGCCTACACGAAAACAAAACTCAAGGTTATCTAATTGATGAACCCCAGCTAGATTACGTTTAGCACTCGCCTCTGGGCTATTATCAGTAGACTTAATGTTAAACGCACTATCTACAATTTGACGTAGTGTACGAATGCCAATCTCTTTTGCAATTGAAACACCATTGGCATTTAATTTAGGTCCATCTACAAAAATATTTTCCCAAACTTTTCTGCGGTCATGAGGCCCACCTATAATTGTGAACTCCATTGGCAACCAAGTAGAGCCTGTGTTGGCAGACCGTTTAAAATAGTTACCAGAACCAAACTCTTGCTTCTCAACTTCGCCACCTGTAAGTTTAATGACGGCTCTCACAATAGTTCTATCAGGGATTAACTCAAAGCTTTGAGTGTTGTTGTTTTCAAGGTTTACGTTGTTTAGATCAAGCATTAGCTTCTCCTACTAGTTTTACATTATTTGGATCTACAAATTCCATGTCACGCTCTGTTGATACGGTGGACATTTTAGCAAATAGTTTCTGAAGATTTGGCTCTTCAAGAAGATTAAGCTTCCCAGATCGATCCTTGGCTGGGTAGCCCCATTGATTCATGGTATGACAGATAAAGGCTCTAAACTGCTTGCCATCATCAGTTGTTAAAGAAGCCATAGTAATAACTTCATCTACGATGCCTGGTAGCTCTCTGCCTGTTTTAGAACCCTCTATTTGCAACTCAAAATTAGTTCTTCCATATTCATCTATCTTCTTATCAAGAATACCAACAAATACTACATTTTTAGAACGAATGTGTTGCAAATGTGTCAACCACTTCATCATCTCAATTCCGTGCATACCATAGACTGCACGAGTATCTAATTTACCTGTGCGATCAGATCGGTTCTCAGGTTGATTGCTACACCAACCAAAACACAACCTACCAGCCACAGTAATGGAGTCGATAAATATAGTGTCATATTTATCAAGCATTTCATTTGGATCTCCATAGACTGAACACACATAGTTATAATGCGCTTCGCTATATGCAGAGTCTTCCGAAAGCGATGGATTAAATCCACCTAAGAATGTAGCAAAGTCTCTGCAATCTTGCCATGTTGAAGGACGTATCACATCAATAGGCTCACCTTCAATGGCAGCATCACCAGCCTCTAAATCCATAAATAGAGTAGTTTTAGGATCAAGTGTTTTTGCAAGGGAAGTCTTGCCCCTT